CAACACCACTGCTCATCAATGGAATGTATGGGCAATAGAATGCTGCTGCGTCAGATTCGCTAGAACCTTTGTAACCAACTAGAACGTTGTCGTTCTCTGCATATGTGTTAACATACACTTTCATTGCACTGTTCAATGTACCAACGAACTTGGTGTTTGTTGGAGCTTCAAATGTGCCTTCTGTTGTGCGAGCAAAAGCAGAAGTAGTAGCACTTTGCAACAATGTTAATGTTGTTGGTGATACAACTGCCCAGTTACCAGCACCACGACGTGTACGCTGAGCGATCAAGTTAGCAGCACGGTTGATCTGAACTGCCAATGCGGCATGCTCGTCACCAACGAATGTTGCTGTTCCAGATACAGCAGCTTGGTCATATGTTAATACTGTTGAAGACAATGTAGCTAGGCTACGTAGAACTTCTTGATCGATCTCAGCTGTGATCTCTTGTGCAAGAGCAGCCATGATCTCAGCTTCGATGTCAATGCCTTGTTGGGCTTGTGCATCTTGAGCTGCTTCGAATGTCCAGCGAGCTGACAACTTACGTGTCTTAGCTTCAACTGTTTGCTTCAAGATTTGAATGCTTAGTTTGTTACCTGCTACGCCTTCTAGTGCAGCTGTTGAAGCAGCCTTACCAGTAGTAGCACCAGCATAACCTTCAGCAATCTTGAATGGGCTTAGAGCCTCTTCACCAGCTGTAACGTTTCCACCAGTGCCGCTAAATGTATCGCTGTAGCGAACACGTAGAGTATGGATCTGACCAACTGGACCTGTCATTGGCTGTACGCCAACTAATTCATTAGCAATGACCGTAGGCATTACACGTCTGATCACAGGAAGGATCACACGATTTAGTGTTGCAACGTTACCGGCGGATGTTGCTCCAGCGGTGGCACTCTCTGCCAAATACTTGCGGGTATTTTCTAGAGTTGTTGCCATTACTGAACGCTTGTTACCTTGAAGACCTTCTAAAAGGGCGTCTTTGGTTTCCGACCAGCGTGACTCGAGTAATTGTGACATTATAGTTCTCCTTAAACTTTTAGTCCCGCAAGCCTGCGGATGTCAAATATCTCAGCGGTTTTTTCTTCTTTACCGCTGGATTGAGGTGCCTGTTTATCGCCTGTAATTTCTTTGCCTTCTGATAGTACTTTCTTCGCCGGTGCTCCACCATTCATTACTGCTGGTAGGTATTTGTCGAAAGCTGTACGTAGCTTTTCTGTTTGTGTTGATTCAAGCAGACTTTTCATGACTTCACGTTTGTCACCAGCCAAAGGATTCAGCAATTCGCTCATAACTTCCTTGCGTTGATTACTTTCTTTGATGACATGTAGTTCACGTTCTTTCTGTGCTACTTGTTGCTGTGCTTCTGCAACCATTTTTGCTGCTTGTTCCAATTCAGATTCTCTTGTCATCATAACTTTGAGAAGTTTTGCTGTTTCAGATTTCTCATTTAGATGACTTGCAGCATATTCGCTGGCAAATGATTCAAAAATTCTGCGACCAAAGTCATTTCTTCTAGCTGATTCAATGTCTTCCTTGAGCTGAGTCATTTCAGAACGTAGACCGTTCTGCACTGTTTCTGCTACTTTTACGGAAGCTGCTGTGATAAATTCTTTCTTGAGATTGTCAAACTTGGCTCTGCTTTCGCGTACTAATTTTACTTTAGTTTCGGCCAAATCTTTCTTATCTGTGTGGAATTCTGCGATTTCTTTCGCCAGGGCATCCACGATAAAAGATTCTAATTTTGCAACATTGTTTGCAACTGTCTTGCGATCTTCGTGTAGTTCTGCCAATTCTTTGTTAAGATTATTAAAGATAAATGATTCCATTGCTTTGGAATCGTCTTTCATTTTCTTAGTATACTTGGCGCGGGCTTCGATAAGTCCTTGGCGATCTTCTGCCAATTCACCTAACTCTGCCTGCAAGCGATCTGTTAGCATAGCTTCTACAGCTTCTACCATTGCGCCTTTGTCATGCTCATACTTCTGAGCAAATTCTTCACGTAGTTCAGCGGTTACTTGATCACGGCTTTCTTGAATTCTGCTTTCCCAAGCTGATTCAATTTCCGATTTGATTTCTTCGGAAATCACATTGTTTTCAAACAATTGTTTTACGATGTCTAGCATGTGATTCTCCTACTGTTATTTGAGTCCAGAGATTATTCTCTTGAGACTTTCTGCTAAGTATTTTTGAGCCTTGGGGTCGCCTTGAACTTCTTGTGCTATTTGATATGCCTTGTAACCGCCTGTGTTATTGATTAAATGTTCGTATACTGGTGTGGGATAAGCTCCCGGGGCGCTAGGCTGTGCTACCACATCTACTGTGATTATTTCAAAACCCTGCACTTTGCCACTACTGTCTACTTCGCCGGATCCTCTGGAACTAACACCCAGTTTGACTCCCGCCTCTAGCATGGACTGAATTAACTGTCCCATAGGAGTTGGAAGTATTTTTAGTTTTCCGTAGCCGTTAGGACCATCCATCCACATCTTGGTAATCATATGACTAACACGATCTAGATTAATTTTTAAATCCTGAGGATGATCAACTTCTCCAAGAACGGAGTAGCCACCAGCGATCTGTTCATTGAGCGTTTTGACAGCCCTGCCAATTTCTTCAGAAGAGTAAACACGCTGATTTGCATTCCGGATGTCTCCTTGAATGCAAATGCCGTTTAGATGCAGCGACTTTTTACCGTCGCTGCCTTCGTCGCGCTCCAAGACAATCTTAGCCTGGTCAAAACTCAAATGTTCTGATAGAGTAGTTTTCACCTTTGTCAAGTCCTATTATCTACGACCACGGAAAAGGCTTTGCTTGTTGTCTGGTGATTCTTTTGCACCAGCTTTTTCAGCACCATGTCCGGGCTCTTTCTTAGAAAACGCATTACCGTTCTTAGCACCTGGGACATTGATGTTGCCAGCATTATCTTCGGTCGGCTTGCCTTTCAGCAATCCTGAACCTTTTAATTCACCTGTTTCTGAACCAGGGGCACCGTTCTTGCCGCTTAGAATGTTGGCAGTTGTACCGCCCATGTCATTCTTGCCAGCTACGATAGACTTGTTGTTAACACCGTTATCGCCCATTTTAGCTGGTGCAACTTTCTCAACGTATTCACGAACAGTGGCTAGATCAAAATTGTCTTTCATTTTTTCATCGCCCATGTCGCCCATGTCATCATCGCCCATGTCGCCCATGTCGTCACCGCCTTTGAGTTCATCAAATTTGGCCTGTAATTCATCTACAATACTGTCAAGATCTTGGAACAACTCTTCTTCAGACTTGTCACCCATGTCTTCGTCATCCATTTCTGCATCGATGTCGCCTTCTAGATCGTCAGTTGGATCTCCGCCCATTGGGCTCATATCGTCATCGCCTTCAATGGCAATGTCTTCAAATTCTTCGTCGACTTTGTCTTCTTCTGCATCATCATCTTTAGCAGCTTCGTCCATGTCTTCGTCGTCTTCATCTTTTTCTTCTTCTTCAGCAATTTCGCTGTCGATCAAAGATTCATAGATTTCACGAGATTTTGTTACCACATATTCGTGGAACAATTCTTCTGCTTTAGCTTGGTCATCGTTTACTAGATTCTCAAGCATCTGTTGTAATAATTTATTGTCGGCCATGGTATTCTCCTCAAATGGTATGGGCTGTTGTTTATTTAACACGAAGATTACAAACAGGTGTTAAATGGTAGTTTTTTGATTGATTTGATCTGAATATATAGTATCAGGAAAACTTCTACTAAATTCATCGTAGGTGATATGACTGAGATTAGTCAGGGCAGGTCCTAGTTTGTCCGGGATAAATGCTCCAGGTTCTATGACTCTAAAAAAATGTGTGTGACGGAATTCTTTAATTACTTTTTCAGTTTGACTTAACCAGTTTCCGTGATAAGTGGCAGCATCTGTTGATTTTTTATAGTTAAATGTATCTGCGTATATGTTATTAAATTTGCCGTTCAATCCTTGATAGTCAAAGCCAAAAATATAGATACTTTTATGTTCTTGAGTAGCTGCAAACCATAGTGCTGTGGGCCCTGAACTCCATCCCTTGTGCGGGCTAAAGAAGTTTATACTATGTTTGGTTTGTATGCCTTTGTTGGGATTTGTCCAGACTTGATGCTTTTTGTTATAGCCAGACTCAATGATTTCGTTGACCATTTTCACATCTACAGCTATTAGATAGTGGGGTTCAAACTCACGATACTGTGCATTACAGCCGTAGGTTACACCGTTAGTCATTAGAGATCGTAGATTCAAGCACTGTCGACTAGTGCCGTTGCCTATAACAAACGCGGGGTTATTATGCAGGTGCTGCTTCTTCGCCAACTGGAGTTCCATACATTTGTCTTATAAAATCCAGTTCAGATTGAGATTCTAATTGATGTGCTTCGCTTTGAAGCCTCAGTTGATTGATTTGTCGCAGCGTAAGACGTATCTTTCTTGTGTCTTTTTTGCCAATGATGCTGCGATCTCTGCTGGATTCATATCTACGATCTTGAGCAAAGTCGTTGTTTTTTTCGTTGAAGTAAAAGAATTCGTTAAGAAGCATAATGTATTTATTATTGAACTGGTGCTTCTGGTGCTGCTTCTGCTCCGGCATCTGCTCCAGGTTCTGCAGCAGCAGCCATGTCTAAAGGTGCTTCTGCTTCTTGAGCGCCAGCATCTGCAGCCATGCCTCCTGGTGTTACACCTATGCCTCTCAACTGACTCTGCGCATCGGCAGGTGCTTTAATATTAGCACCGTTTTCCTCACGCCATAATCTTTCGTTTTCTTTGATCTCATCTTCGGTCATGCCTAAGAATCGTTTCATAGCAAAACGCTTGCTGAGATGCGGAATCTGTACCACCTGTGAAAACGTTGCTGCTCTAGCTGTGTCTAATTCACTTTGACGATAAGCAGCAAAATTCTGCGGCTGATTAAATTTAAGTTCAAACAAGCCATTGTCAATGTTTACACCTTGGTCATTAAGCCACAGCTTGAATTCAAGATCAAATGTTTCTACTATGATGCTCTGTAGACGTTTGCAGTATTCGTTAAAGCGCAGTTCTTGTATGTAAGCAGTGCCTACTTTGCCATCAGACACAGTGTTGGCTTGTTCATCAATAGATGTAGGTAGGTATGAAGCAGGTATGCGCAAAGCACGGAACAGTTTGTTAGTAAAATAACGTAGGTCTGTGATTTCACCTAGGTTAGTACCGCCTGGCAGTGTTTCAACTTTTGATCCACGACCTTCTGCAGTCTGTGGAAAGAAATAGTCTTCGTTTACACTTAGAGGATTATAACTGGCGTCTATGACGTTGGCTCCACCACCTGTTGAGCTAGGAATACGTCTTTGTTGGATTTCGTTTTTAACACGTTCAACAAAGCTCATGGCCATGTGTGCCGGCATATTTCCAACGTCCACATAGAAAATACGTCTTTCTGGAGCACGTTGTATACGATAGATAATGATAGCATCTTCAAGCAATTCTTTCTGCTTGTAGACTTTGAATACTGATTCTAGTAGACTGTTGCCAAAAGGATAGTTGTTGTCCAGGCCTTCTGACAATGAAAGATGGATAACATGCTTGGCATCTACCGTGATTTCGTTGGTCTGATTACTGAATCTTGTTCCTACTGAACGTGCTGCATCACCTGCAAATCCTCTACCACCTCCACCACCTCCAGTTGTATATGAACTAGTACCGCTAGGGGCTGTGTTTGTAGTATTATGTGGTGTTGTAGCTATGAATTCTTTGAAGTTGAAGTTAAGATCACGGATCACATACTGTTCAGGAATCTTGCCTTCTGATTCATTGACGATGATCTTTGTGACTTTAGAAGCATCTACAAACAACCATTTTTTGGTTTCTGGATCGCGAATAAAAAAGCAGTCACCGTATTTGAATGCGTTGCGTAGTATGCGAAAGATTCTAGTTTCAAAACTATTCTGCTTGCACCATTTCTGTAGGCTGTCTTTGAGTATTTTAACTTCAGTAGCCGTGGGCTCACCGCGGAAAAATGTGTGGAATGGTGTGGCGTTTTCTTTGTCTTTTTGAGTGCAGAATTCTGTGAGTATGTCCAAAGCAGCATTGACTTCTGAGTCCATGTCCATGGTATCATACTGCATGTATCGTTCAATGCGATTCGGTGAACCTGCGTAAACATCTGGTAGATAGCTGGAGTAATTGGCGCGAGCAGGACCCGGACGACCGCGACCACTTATTGGGCTCATGCTGCCGCCGGTGTTGTCTATGTTAACAGGGGTGAAGTATTTTTTCCAGCTCATGCTTTGTATAGATTCTTATTAAGACCTTTGGTTGCCAGAACACCTTCATAGGTATTTGTAGTGGTCTGCGCCTGCAGTTTTATCATTTGTGCCATCTTAGTATTTAACTCCGCAAGCAATACTGATGGAGATTCTTGAGACTTTTTATCTTGTTCTTGTTTTTCTTTGGCTACTGCATCTTCTTTGGCTTTGGCTTCTGCATCTGCTTTGGCTTTGGCTTCTGCTTCCTGTTTTTTCTTTTCTGCATCTGCTTCAAGAGCTTTTTTGCCTGCGTCAGTTTGTGTGGTAGGTTGAGGTTTAGCTGATGCTGGGACCGCTGGTTTATCTGTAGGAGCTGTGGTAGGTTGAGGTTTAGCTGGTGCTGGGACTGCCGCTTTTTCTTTAGCTTCTGCATCGGCTTTTTCGTTGCCAGACTTTTCAAAATCTTTAATTATTTGTTGTTTTTCTGCTTCTTTTTGAGCCTTTTCTGCTTTAGTAAGTGCTTCTAATTTCTTTTCGGCTGCTTCAACTTTTTCAATAGCTGCTTTCTTTTCAGCTGTGGTTTTGGCTTCTGTTAGTTCTTTGTTAGCAGCATCTTTTTCTTTGCCAATTTCCTGTTTTTTAATTCCAATTTCTACAGAGCCGCCTTGCTTACCGCTGAACTGTTTCAACAGTTCTTCTGGTCCTGCACTGTAGTCTAATAATTTTTCTTGAGCCTTTACCGCAGCTTCTTTGGCTTCTGCTTCTTTTTTTGCTCCAGTTGTGAGTCTATCATGGGTAAGTTTCTTTTCTTTAAATTGAGCTTCGTCTTTTTTCAAACCGGTTATCTGTGCTTTAGTCAGTTCGTCATTGTTGGTTTTACGCAATGCTCTTTCTTCAGCTCGATCTTTTTTACGCTGATCGGATTGTTCTTTACGTTCGGCATATTCTTTTTCACTGATACCTGCTAGGCCTTTAGTTAATTTTCCTATAGCAAATAAAATTTGATCCATTAAATCATCAAAGAATGATCCCACATCTTGAATAATATCCATAAATTTTGCCAAGCCATTAATCACGTCCTTGACAACCGTCCACATACCACCAAGTATAGCTACCACTGCTTTGATAATTGGAGTGAACATAAAATCGAACACTTTAATTAGCACTCCTACAGCCGTACCTAGCACTTGGAACGCTTCTCCTACAAATGCACCTACTTTAATTAATATCTCACCGAACCCTCCTGCGCTTTCTGAAACTCCAAATATGTTGCTCATTAATTCTTTCAAAGGTTGAATGATCTGCATCACGCCATTATACAACCCGTCAAAGGCCAATATAGCTCCTCTAACTAAACCGCCTAGAACCGGAAACACAGCATTCATAATACCGTCAATGAATTCGACTGTACCGCCTAACCCCGAAGCACCAAATTTTTCACTGAGGTAATCTATCACAGGAGCCAACAATAGACTCATGCCTTCCCATATCTTCATGGCCACCGACACTACAAGGTTAAAAGCAGGTACCAAATATTTTTCTGCGAGATTAGCCACTGTGCCAAACGCACTGATTAGGTAGTCTAATATGCCACTGTTAGCCAACAGCATCTTGAATTTGTTACCTACTTCTGCGATTGCAGCCTGGAACTGCTGCATCTTTTGATTCATCTTGTCTGTTTCAGCAGCTGCTTTTTTCTGTTCTTCTGTGGCTTCTAGTAGAGAATCTTTGTTTAGAGACTGAGTAGCAGCTAAAGAATTTGTCAATCCTGCTAGCTCAGAATTGGCTGCTGCTGCAGATTTGATATTTTGAAGATTTTTTCCACCTTCAGACTTCATCATGTTGTTAAGAGCGTTGCGTTCTTCCAAGGTCACTGCCTCGCCACGCTGCATCTTTTGATTCATTCTCTGCAGCATAGCTGCGCTTTGAGGCATCATTGCCATGAGCTTTTGATTTTCTTCTGTGGTTGCTGTGCCAGTGGCCATGATGTCTTTGGCAAAATTTTTCAGTCCAGTATCTTGCAATCCATCAGTTACCGACATGAAACTGTTTCTTACACCTTCACCTAACCCTTGCATAGATGCTTGAAACTGTGCATCTTTAGCCATCGCTTCTCTTGATTTTTCTATATCGGCTCTTGATTGTCCAGTGACTTTTGCTAATAGATCCATCTCTTTAAGATAACTTTTTGCACCTTGTGCCAATTCTGCATTGGACTTCTTACCTTGCAGACCTTGAGCCTTCATCAATGCACCGTAACTAGCTAATCCTTGATTGATATCTTGTGTGCTGAATCCCAACGCATATAATTCACTGCTGGTACTACGTAGTTGTTTTGACACTCGAGCAAAATTACTTGCACCACCTTCTGTAGTGGTTCCAAAAGCAGTCATAGCATTACTGTTCTTCTGAATCATAGATCCAAACTCTGCCATAGACATACCTGCTTGAGAAGCAGCTGTGGCAAAATTACTAATACTGCCTCCAAATGTAGCACCGGTCTGTGACACAGCTACAAACGATTTAGTTACGTCATCAGCTGCACCTGCTACTGCACTAAACAGCTTGCCGAATATCGGAATACTGCTGAACATTTGTGCTGCACCAGTAGCACTTCCGTCCAATCTTGACAATGATTCTACTGCTCCTGTCACAGTATCACTAAATTTTACATAGGCGCCAGCTGTCTGTATAGCAGTATCTTTAAGTTTGCCTATGCCAACCACAGCCATACCGGCCATGAATCCTACACCTTTAAAAGATTTACTGACCGCAGCAGAAGCAAGTCCTAACGCACCGCCACCTCCTGCTCCGCCGCCACCTGCTCCGCCGCCACCTGCTCTACTACCTGCTGCGCCACCACCTGCTGCGCCACCACCTGCTGCGCCACCACGGCCACCACCGCTACTCATTACAGCAAGTATGGCCTTGAGCGTGGCTTCGGAAGCTGCATTTTGAGCTTCAACTTGGCCAATTCCTGGGATGTCGATCATTACTGCCATGGCTTATTTTTTCCTGGATAAATGCGCATA